CCTGCACCAATTGTTGCTGGACACAAAGCTACAAACGCAGATATATCTATTGGAAACTGCTCTGGACCTGCTGGATGTTGTTGCTACAACGGTACTGGTGCGTATTGTTCTCCTGCAGTATGTTAAAAAAAATAATGCTTGAAGCAATAAATGCGATATAATGATAGGAGGGTAAAATGTCATATAAATTAAGAGTGCTTAATGACTCACCCCTAGGATTTTGGCAATTTAATGCTTTAGATGGATCTCTTTATAGCGATTCTACTTATAATAATAATACTGCTAATAAAAATGTAGCATCTGCCATATCAATTAATGATGTGTTGCCATTAATAACAAATTCAAGTGATGACGGGTATTCTACAGGAATAAAGTTTTTATCAACAAGTAAAGTAAATATAACAAATTACTTAGGTAAATATAAAATGTTTTACCAAGGAACTGAAAATCTTGATTTCAGTATAGAGTTTTGGTTATCTTTTGACAATAACCCGCCAACAGACAATAATATAATAACAATAACATCACCTTCGGGAACAATTGGAAAAATTTATGTTAATAATGATAAAATTTATTATACTATTTATGACTTAAACGGTGTTTCTTATACTACATATAAACAGGTATCTACCTGGGATTCACAAAACCATATACTAGCAAGATATTCAAAAGGCAGCTTAGCAATTTTAGTTAATTCAATAAGCGGGGACTCTATAAGTCTACCAAACAACTTTTCATTTTTAACTAATTATTCCAACGCCAATAATATTTCTTATAACATAGGTCCATCTTCTTCAGATACACCATTTATAATAAATGCCTTAGCATTTTATGATTACTCTATATCTGATAATTTAATTAAATCTCATATGATGTGGGCAACTACTGATTCTGCACCGCAAAATTATGTTAAACAAACAAGCGGTTATTTCTTTAACATTAAAGATTCAGAAACAATGTTTTCTTATAAAAAAGACTTTAAAAATGTTTCTAATTATAAGCAAGGATTTATTAATAATTTAATTACAGATAGCAATGGATTAACCCTTAAAAGTATACCCAGTTTGACCGTTACTGGATCTTCTGGAACTATAAGTTATTCTGGTGCCTTATCAGTAACAGGCGATAACTCTGCAAAGTTAACTAACTTTTCAAATTATTTTACACCCAACAAGTTTTCTATTTTAGGACAAATAAACTGGGTGCCCAACACTCTATCAAGTCCATCGGTAATTTGGGCAATAGAGGGAATAAATAATGATGAATGGATTTATCTTGCTCAGAGCATTGATAAAAAATTAACTCTTTATTATCATAAAATAAGTAATGTATATCCATATACATATAGTGAAAATATACTTGCTCAAATACCTACTGCTGCTACATCTAGCGGAACATATAATATTGGGGTATCAGTAAATAGCAACAATATAAGTATTTATATGTCAAGTATAGGTTCTGTTTCAAATACATCTTACCCAAGCTATAATTATAAAAATTTAAATCTTTATTTTGGTAATGAATATTCTTCTGCAACAACTTTACCGCTATCTGGCAGCATTGATAATATATCAATCCTACCTTATTATCAAGATCCTTCAGCATACACCCTATACGGTAAAAATGATAATTTCTCTATAATGTTTAATAACAATCTTGCTATTTCTCAAAAAGGAACGTGGAGATACACCGTTCCTTCATCTTTATTAAATAAAGTAAAAGGTACAAGAATTACATGGGATTCTGGAAGTTCAGATAGTTCAGTTCTCAGTACAAATCAAAATGTTATTTGCGAAATATCAACGGATGGCGGTACAACTTGGAGTCAAGTTACAAACAGCTATCCAGCTATTCAATTTGCAGATAACTCTTCAACACAGTCGTATAACTTTACAGTAAGATTTTCACTTTACTCTTCAGACTCATCTTATGCCTATCAACCAAGAGCAGACAATATTTTAATAGCTTGCTATAAAAATTTAGATATCTTCTCAGAAGGTGGAGGATTTATATTAAGCCCTAGATCTGGAAGTTACATTGGAGATACTTATGCTATCAAAAATAATACATATAACATACTTGCCAGAGCCAATAATTTTGGAATTAAACTTAATAAAACTTCTTCAAAAAATTCTATTGCTACTATTTCTCCTGTAATTGGGGGCAATACCTTTAAAACCATAGAATTCTGGTTTAGATATGATTCTGTAAGTAATTTCCCAGTACAAACTATTATTGATACACTAGGCTCACCTGGCAAGATGTATTTTGATGCTAACGGAAACTGTATATATACTGGATTTAATGCTGTCTATATAAATGGTATATCTTTATCTAATCAAAACATTAGGTTATTAAAGCAAAATGAATCATATCATTTTGTTTGTGTCTATCCATCAAACACCTCTACCAACATATATATGGGCGGAGATTCAAGTTTAAGTAATTTTTCATATGGAACTTATGGATATATAAGCCTTTATCCTAATGCTTTTAGTCAAACGGACGCTCAGAATAGATATTTATCCTTTTTGTCATCTTCAATTGCTAAAATTAACTCAGCAGCAAGCGTAACTCAAGCATCTAATTTGGTTGGATTCCTAGCAGAATATGCATCTTCAGGTTCAATTACCTCTACCAATTCAGCTATTTTGTCATATAACCGTGCAACAAATGTTACTTTGTAGTTAATTTTAGTCATCAACAATTACATTTTTATGGTTTAACAACAAAAACTGGTATTATACTTATATGGGAAAAATGAAAATTACACCAATTGATGAAGTTAATTGGGGTTTATATATGTGGCAGATGCCAGATGAATCTCTTGTTATGGATGACGACGGCGGATATTTATGTGTCCCGTCTCTTAAAGGAGATATCAGACAAATTAAAAAGCTAAAAGATGTAGCAAAGTATCATGGTTTAGATGAAGGCAAGCCTATATTTTTTGCGGGACATAGACAGGTAACTGAAGAAGAATTACAAGAACAAAAGCATAGATCAGGTTTGGGGCTTATACCAGACCCACAAGATATGCCAGCAATGATGGAATTTATTAAAGAGCAGCGAGAGATGGGAATAGCATAATGGATCACAAGATAACTGTAATGAATGATGATGATGAAAAAGATTTAATTAAGGTCTATACACCAGATGATGTAAGAGTTCAGTCATACACAACACAAGAAACTTTTGAAGATCCATTTAATCAGACCTGGGCAGAAATAAAAAAGTCTGATGGCATCAGTCCAAACTTGCGTCGTCAAGCTTCAAGACTTGAAAAATCTTTTACTGGTCAAGGTGATGCTAAATCTAAAAAGCTTGATCCATTAGATCTTACTGGTTATTCTTTATTTCAAATAGTACAGCCACCATTTAATGTTCTTTATTTAGCACAACTTTATGATGTATCTCCATATCATCACTCTGCAGTAAACGCTAAAGCAGCAAACGTTGTAGGGTTAGGTTATAAGTTTGATAATACATGGGCAACAACTTCAAAGATTGAAGAAGTTATGGATAATTCTAAAAAACTTGATAAGCTTCGTGGAAAATTAGAACAAGCAAAAGAAGAGCTTCGCAATTATCTTGAATCATTAAACTCAGATGACTCATTTATTGAAAATATGAAAAAGGTTTTTATTGATTTAGAATCTACTGGAAATGCTTACCTTGAAGTTGGTCGCACATCAACGGGTAAGATTGGATATATTGGTCATATCCCAACAACCACTATGCGTATACGTCGTCACCGTGATGGCTTTGTGCAGGTTGTTTATAACCGATACACATTCTTTAGAAATTTTGGGGATACAGAAACTCCAGATCAAATTGGCACAGATCCACAGCCAAATGAAGTAATACACTTCAAAGTATTTACACCGTCAAACACATACTACGGTGTTCCAGATATTATGTCTGCAAAAAATGCTGTTGCTGGAGATGAGTTTGCTCAAAGATTTAATTTAGATTATTTTGAAAACAAGGCCGTACCACGTTACATTATTACGGTAAAAGGAGCTAAACTTACAGCAGATGCAGAGCGCAAACTGCTTGAGTTCTTCCAAACTGGGTTACGTGGCAGAAACCATAGAACACTTTATATACCTCTTCCTTCTGATGGAGAGCAGTCTCGTGTTGAATTTAATATGGAACCAATTGAAGCGGGGGTTCAAGATTCTTCATTCAAGAACTATGCAGTAGAAAACAGAGATCGTATTCTTATTGCTCATAGAGTTCCTATTTCAAAGATAGGTATGCCACAAGGCGTATCACTAGCAAATGCTAAAGATGCAGACAAAACATTTAAAGAACAAGTATGTCGTCCACGCCAAGAAGAATTAGAATTTAAAATAAATCTTATTATTAGAGAATTTACTGACGCTTTTGTTCTTAGATTTAATGAACTTGCACTTACAGATGAAGAAACTCAATCTCGTATTGATGATCGTTATCTTAAAGATCAAGTTATTACTCCTAATGAAGTCCGTGCACGTAAAGGTATGGCACCGCTTGAAGGCGGAGATGATGTTCTTATTATCAATCCAAAAGCTGCTCAAGATTCTGTTTCAGATGCAAGCGGAAATAAAACTAGAAGTCAGGATCGTGTTTTAAACGCTCCAGATAAAATGGGTACGGCACGTAACGCTAAGGGCGAAGGAAGACAACAGGCATAAAAAATGGCTACAGCAATAGATGTTTTAAATGTTGCTAGAAGTCAAATAGGTTTTCACGAAGGTGCTTCAAATGAAAACCCATATGGAATCTGGTACGGAGTTCCAAATGCCCCTTATTGTGCAATGGGAATTAGTTGGTGTTTTGCACAAGTTGGTTTATCCAATTTAATTGCTGCACAAACCATAAAAGGTTTTTCTTATAATCCCGCTGCACTACCATGGTTTCAAAGACAGGGTTTAGTCGTTAATAAAATGTCCATGCAAATGGGAGATTTGGTGTTTTACGACTGGAACGGAGATGGGGTCGTAGATCACGTAGAACTATGCGAAATGGCTAGTCCTGGCGGGTTTACAACAATTGCTTTTAATACTGGAAACCCAAATGATCCAACACAAGAAGGCTGTTGGAGAGTTCATAGAAACTATCTTTTTGTAATGGCAGTAGTAAGACCAAAATATCCTGTTCCACTAAAACCAACAACATCTATTACTACAGGTAAAAAAGCTATTGTTGGCGTAACTGGAACGGCTACCGCACTTACTGGTGG